TCCCGCTCCCTTCGTATTGAAGCAATAATAAAGAGCAGCGCGACCACCAAGTCCCTGATAAGTAAAACTGTCCGGGACATAAGTATAGGAATTGCCTAGTGAATCGTAGACATCAGTTGGATACCAACCACTTTCTCCAGAGTTGTAGTCCCAAAAGACAGCACAAAGGAGTAGACTCCCAGCGGAGACATTGCTTCCAAAGGCAAGACTTGTCGCTGTAGTCGTTGTGCTGTTGGTGCCTTGGAGACGAATGCTCATTGTACTGTTAAAACACCATTTGTAGTGTCAAATGGTACACTGAAGGTTTCCCCCGCAGTGAGTGTTATTGAGGAACCGTAATCATACCAGCCTATCACCGGGCGGGTAGAAGTCGTACCTGCCGTGTTGTCGTAAAGCACCGCATAACGGAATGGGCCGAACCCGGCGTTAGCAGCCGTCCACGTGTAGGGTTGCAAGATGAGTTTGGCTATCCCGCCGCTCTGCGTAAGACCGCTGTTAGTGGGAGCAGCCCCGCCTTTTGTGTAACCTGTGCTTGATCCGGGAGTTATTTCAGCGGCGTTCGATACGGAAGCCACGGTGCAGGTCGTAGTGGTCGTATTCACAACCGTATCGCCCGCCTGCGGGGCCGTATTGGTCAGAAGCATCATCAAGGCATCAGTGTTAAGGTCAATCACCCCATCTGCGAGGTTTTGCACGAAGTTATTGAATTTATTCATACTTACTGTCGGCATGGCTTTCTCCTATGGTTGCAACGAAACAATGTACCTGATGGGCATTCCGGGCGCGTTCGCCCTATTGATTACGGTTCCCGCGCCCGTCATTGAGTACGGGAAAATTATCTTCTCTTCCGTCAAATTCTTGAACAACCCCTGACCACTTCCGATGCAAATTCCGTGAGTAGTCGAAAAAAGAGCTATCGGGTCGTTCCCGAGCGTTCCATCTAGAATTTGGCCAGGTTCGGCCAAGGCGCCTGTTCCTGCAATTGCCGGATATGCTGCGACCTGAATTCGATTGAAAACGGGATAGGGACCAGCCTTCTCATATCTCAGGAAATAGATATTGTGGGCATCGCTTGCCCAAATGCCCTCTTTTACCGGAATTAAAATCGGAACAGGAGTTGCAAATTGAAGAAAATTAACCGAAAGGCGCACACGATTGTAGGAGAGCCATTCAGTAAACCGGACCACGTTCTGATTCACCATGAAGATGCGCCCCTCAAATGAACACATGGGGCCTGCGATAAACGGCGGTGAGTAAAATTGTCTTGTCACCGATGCGATTTCGGAAGCTGTGGGTTGAATTGCAACCCATGGGTAATTTGCGGTAGAAGCTGATACAACTCCCTGTTGCATGGAGTTTTGCCAGTAGAATTGACCGCCTGCGAACGCTCCATTCATCGGAAGATTTGGCGTGAGACCGGTTGCAACCGTTGTGATCGAACCGTCGTAGTTGATCTTAACGAGACTTCCCGATCCGATTCCTTCGAGAATCCCGTAAGCCGTCCATCCATCCGAGACACCGGAATGAAAACTTCCGGCGAGTTGCAGGGTGAAACCTTTTCTCCGAGAAATCCTGCCTGTATCATCAATATCGCAGTTTAAGACTTCGGCTAAATCACAGACTGCTTTGGCCCCTTTAATACCGTAGGTAATTCTGACCGGGTTTACGCGAGTATTTAAACCTGTGATTTTATCGAAGAAAAGAACAGGCTTTCCGTTCTGCCCTTGGAGTTTGAGTGAATCGACGGCGAAATCACATCCATTGGTGTTCCCGATAGCCGCTTGCCAGTATCGAGCTTTCGTGCGCTCCACAGGTTGCAGTGCGCCCTGTTCGTGCCCCTCTCCGAATCCGGTTCCGAAAGTAATTGTCTGCCAGTGATGTTGATCGCCTGAAAGCGTAAGAGCTAAATTCCCCTTGGATTGATAGCCTAGATAGGCTTTCATCCAGGATTTTTTGAAATGGCTTCCGAAATCAGTCAGAGGTCCCTTGAAAAAGGCCGGGATTTGCGCCGTATCGTCGTAATCGTTATCATCAAGACTGTATAGACCTGCATCGTTTAAGCCGAACACGCGGTTTCCGACCTGGATGAAGGAATTGAAGTTATAATTCCCGTATTGAGTTACAGAGCCGGTTCGGAGATTCAAACAGAGAGTAAGGCAGGTTGGAGGCATCTATACCCACTTCCTCAATCGTACGGTTCTTGTCGCAAAACCGGGACGCCGGACTAACAGCTTCTTCACCTGCTGCTGGAATTCCTTCGTCATAGCAGGGTCAACGGCTATAATGAACTTCCCGGTTTCATCCCTTGTCGTGTTGCTCGTATGGAAAATCTTGACCAAGTATTCCTTGATGACCTGATCGAAAATGCTTCCGTAGGGCATCGTGGCCCCGGCAGTTGTAAGCTTATTAGTGAACCGGAAATAGAATCCTTCAAGCGTTACCGCTATGCTCGGAGGCGGATAGAGCCATATCGTAGAATCGGCCAGTTCATAATAAACAGGCCGCTCATTTTCGTTTTGATTGAGAAGCGCCGTTCTTCGGTCGGGAATGACATTTAAAGGATGAATATGTCCCTGAATCCAAGGTTGCTCGGATAAACCGATAAAATCGGCAGGCATGATGGCCGATGTTTGGCTTGCGGTAAACGGAAGTGTAAACGAAACCCGGTAGAGATTTACCCGCTCCCAATAAATCACCATATCAATGTGGTGGATCATCTCGTTTAGAAGAGGAAGCAGATTATTCGTGAGACCTGGATCGGATGTGAAGTTCGTATCGTTTATGCGGTAGGCGATGTCTTGCGCGATGCTTCTGACAGTAGAACCGTATGGAATTGCGCTCATTTTAAAGACTCCCTACCCAAGACATAAGAAGGTCGAGCCCTGATAGCGTATAGACTTTAATCGTAGCCATTTCGTAGAGTGGGAACCGCTTCACCTCTTGGCGTATCTTACGTTCGCCCTCTTCACAGACAGAGATGGCCCGCTTGATATCTATGGCCTCGATGGTCATATCCTCCACCTTCCGAAAGTCCATGTTCTACCCTCTTAAAAGGAAAGAGGCGGCCCCCCTCAGAAACCGCCTCCCTATTCCCCGAAAACCGGATAGAACCCCCCGAACTATCCGGTTACCAGTTTGGATCTCACATACTGACGCCGGTCGTCCATTCCGACCATTACCAGCTTCAAGACCCCCTGCGCTTTAGACCCCGCTGCACTGGATACGAGCGAAATGTAATCCGCTGAGGCATAATACTTCGGTGTCACATTGTTGGAACTGGTCGAAGTGCTGTTGAAGTTCGAAGTTGTAAACCAAGTGGTGTCACCTGCCGAATCGCCGATACTCAGGGTGAACGGCGAACCTTCCGCCGTTTCGCAGATCACGGTTGCCGCGAGAATCAGGGTCTTGGCCGGAATATACATCGCCTTTGCCGCAGTCGCAGACCCAAACGGATTCGAGATGTTATCGATGAAGATTTCGGCTACCATGAATTGACCTGGATCGCACCCCGGCCTGGTCGTTTGGCTTGCGGTGAAATCAAGAGTTGTGGTTGTCGCTGCCATTTATTGCCTCCGAAAAGAACAGGCGAGCATTTCTGCCCGCCTGCGTCAAAAGTTCCGTAGATTTTACCAACCCTTCGTGGCGTAGATCCAACCAAGGGAAATAGACTTCAAAACATCGTAGCCGTACACGTTCAGACCGCGAACCAGCGTCCCGAAGGTGCTCTCCGCTCGAAGATTCTCCACGTTCGTAATCTGCGCTGCGAAAGAAATCGCGGATTTGTGGCCGAACATGGCATTGTAGCAAAGAGTGCTGGTCGTGCCGTCCGTAACGGTGGTCAGAAGATTCGAGGAGTATAAAGTAAAACGGTCGATCTCCCCGATTCTCCCATTTCGCATAACCGATACGCCATCACCGGTAATGCTGGCATTCTTCAAATCAGATTTCTTGATGGCCCCACAGAAAAGGGCAGGCAGAACCATCCAGCGATTATCTTCCGGGGCGTTCTGCTCGTCAAGGACGACCCCTGCATCCACGATCAAATCGAGAATGTTGGTTTTGTCCACCGCAAGAGGCGCACCGGAGACCCCAAGGTTCACCGAACCGGAAATAACGCCAGCCGTTGCCCCTTGATTGTAACTGGATGCCTGGGAATACGTGCTCCCCAAAACGTCCTTGTCGATCACGATTTTCATTTGCTGCGCGGCATCGGCTGACCAGTCGGACAGGAGCTTAATATCCGATTGGTACTTGTCGATATCGTCGCAGATGAAGTTGAAATACTGCCCCTTGTTAATCAACATCTCCAAGGTCGGTGCTTCGGGATGCTGAACGGTAAGTGTCATTCCCTTCTGGTACGAGTTGATCTGAATGTCGGGAGTCTGACGAATCCAGACCGTATCGCCGTGATTTTTGATCTCACCCTCATAATCCGTATTGCAAATTGCAGCTAAAACCGTAGCCGGGTAGAACTTAGTCAAAAGTCGTGTTGACCACACTTGCGGAATGAAATTTCCGCTATAGACCGGATACCCCGGTGCTGATGGCACTCCCATGATTTCCTCCATGGCGAAAACCGCATGGAGGGTTAGTCACATGCGGTTTATTTTACGAGACCGACCGACTTCATGTAGGCCGCGTCTATTTTGTCGAATTCCGCCTGAGTCATTCTGCCGCGTACAAACGCTTCTCCGGCTGCTTTGTACTGAGCCGCAGTTACTTTAGGGGCAGGAGTTGAATCAGGCGGCGCTCCACCTTTGCCTTTGTCCGGAACGATTTGTTTCTCAAGAGCCGATTTTTTGGAAGGATCAGGTTGTTTTTGCTGTTCAGGCTCGTCCGTTATGCCGCTTTCCGCCTTGTAGAGCTTGAAAATATCGGCAATGAGATCCGCCTGAAGGTTATTCCGATAGCTTTGGATGAATTGAGAACGGGTATAAGGCGTACCGGGATGTCTTTTGTTAGCCCACGTTGAAAACTCAGGCGTTTTCTGCAAGACTTCCCAATCGGGCACAGCACCGTCGAGCGAGTCGAAAAATCTTTCTTCGGCAGTTCTAGCCTGCCGTTGCGCGAGAGTCTGGTTGCTGCCTTTGAGTTCTTTCAGTTCAGCTACGACCTCGTTGAATTTCCCGACCAGCTTTTCGATGTCCTCACCGTATCCGCTATAAGCCGCAGGATCGAGTACAATTTCGGGCGGCTTTTCATCGGCTATCTTTGCCTGTTCCTTTTCGGCCTTGAGAGTGGCGAGTTCTTGGCTCAGTGCCGCGACTTGCTGTGAGAGCGGCTTCTGAGCTTCCAACATGCCTTGAACGACATCGAACCTGTGTTTCCAGTATTTCCAATCCGTTTCCGAATCCTTTTGTGGGGTTTCGGAGGGTTTGGCTTTTTCAGCTTCGAGTTGTTCTTCGTCCGGTTTTACGCCAATGATTTCTTCGGATGGCGTTTCTAGTGGTTTTTCTTCCGGTTTTTCTTCAGGCTTTACTTGATCCGCGTCTGCGGGTTTCTCACCGGCCTGGAGATCCTTTTCCATCTGCTCGATTCGGCGTCTTTCCGATGAAGGCAGATATTCAAGGTCTTCTTTGTCGATCAGTTGCATTGTGTCGCCTTTCCAGCGATCCTCAACGTGAGGGGTTCGCAATAAAAAACCCGAAGATCCGGAAATCCGGGGTTCTTCGGGTTCGGTTATTTGATAGCACTGTTTCTATTGTTGTTTCATCCTTCTGAGGCGGCTTGGAATCTTCGCGTTCCGGTCTTCCACATAGCGCCTGTGGTCTCGAACGTAATCCACGAGGATAAAAACCGCCTGCCCCGCGACCGTGCGTATGTCTTCTTCCGACATCTTGCAGATTTCATCATACTCTTGAGGATATTCGGCCATAAGAACTTTGAGGGCGTTTTCGGGAGTAATTTTGTATTTTTCTGTCGATATATAACAGCTTCGGCACATACCGCCGCAATAGTAGAGCGCCGGTTCTCCGCATCGGGGGCATGTGAATGTATCGCCCCGTCTGAATTCGTGAGGTTTCGGTCCCGGTTTTTTGCGAACAACTTCAAGGGCCATCTTATTTTTCCTCCTGCGTTTGGGTGGTCAGGAATTTCAGGAAATTCCCCTTCCATTGGGTGTAGCCAGTATGGACTACATCCATCTCCGGGACAAGCCAGATTTTCCTGCCTGTTGCCGTCCACTTCCGGCAGAAGGAAAAATCCTCACCATCGGGCCTTCCCCATCCGGGGCGAGCCATACGTTCGAAAAGGTGGCAATTCCCATCGACGGTGTATTGATCCGTAAGGTAAAGAATCGATTCTCGGGTCAGCCGCGCAAAGGCAAGCCCAATGAGAGAAACCGAAATCATGCCGTCTTGTGGATCAATTTCCGGGCATCCGGCATCGTCGGTATCAATGAAAACCGGATAGTCTTCTTCTCGCACTTTTTTAGGAAAGACCCCCACTACAAATTCTTTCAGTGAAAGAAGAACCCGCATAAAATCTTCAGGATTCCATCCGCTGTCCGAATCAATCCAAAATATATCGGTCGCCTGGGTTGCCTTGAAATCATCGCAGAGTTCTGCCCTGGCTTCTTCCAGAATTGGATTGAAATGTCCCGGTAGGCGTCCATTACATTCTCGAACGCGGCCAGGACCCGTCAATTCAATGCCCTTTTCCCAGCAGAGTCTTGCCGAAGCAAGGAGGGACTCTTCGTGCTCGATGCACACTCTACCATCATGGACCGGCGTTGCGATGTAAACGAGGCGATTAGCCATACGCAACAGTCGTGGAGATGGACACAAGCGCCTGGAAGGCGTTTGCGAGCGAAATCAGAGCGTTCGCCTGCGTAGATGTAAGGCCGCCCGCTGAAGTTGCAGCTCCCGATACTGGAGTCAAAAGAACCGGATCGGCCAAAGCGCCGGTCCTTAGTCTTTTAGGGACTACGATTTTCCCCAAGAGAATAACATTCTTTACCGGCAACTCTTCGTAAAAACTCATTTCTAACTCCTTTTCCATTGGTCGAGAATTTTTTCCAAAACCATTCTTGCCCCCTGCTGGCGATATATCATTTCAATCCCGAAAGATTTGCGGGATTCCGCATCCAGCTTTGCAAGACACGCCGATAGCCAATCTAAAACCTTTGTAAAGTCGCTACTCGCCCGAAGGTGAAGAATTGCCTGTAGGGTTGTTTCGTCGGGTTTGGGAATCATTTGCCACCGTGAAATTCTCGCGTTTCCCTACCCGCGATATTGGGCTCCCCGGCTTCGTTCAAATTCTTAGGCCCCGGTGTCTGTCCTGGAATCTCGCCGGGAGCGGGAGCGCCGTTTCCATTTGCACCGGGATTTGCCGCTGCGATCTGATTCAACTGTTCAATCGGAATATTTGTAACCGCACTTATCTTCTGCAATGCTCCTTCGAGTTCCCCTATCTTATTCATTAAGATATCTTTGCGCGACGGCACGATTTCATCTACATCCGGATATTTGAGAGCCTTCACGTTCTCGCGCAGAATTTCCGCCAGACCGTTCGGACCAAGAATTTGAGCGATTGTCGGGTTCGTAGCGATAGTCAGGAATTCATTCCGTCTCGCCTGAAGAGCTTCCATCATAATGAGATAATCTGAAGCTCTGGCCCGAATGTTCACATCGCCCTTTATCATGGGATCGTCCGCGTACATCATAAGCCAGGTATAGATGCCCTCGATGGCTGGAACGATCACCCCCTGATCAAAATTTCCCACCACACGCTTCATGACCCTTGCCGCCGAATTCATGAGCATGGAAAGCCCGGATGCGGTCTTGGATGGTCCGCCGCCAGCATCGGCGCCGTAGGAATATGACGGAATTCCCGTTACCTCGGAAGTCAGATTGTAAAAATAATCGAAGAGTTTCAGAAGTTCAGCCGTCATTGCGTTGGGCTGAAAAAACCGTATAGCCGGCTCATTCACTCCGGAAAGAGAACTGGTAGTCTGCCATATTCTCCAAGGAGCCATTGTTTCCAATTCTTCACCAGCCGGTATCCTGTCCACATTGACATCCACCTGGGGACCACTGGAGATGGCCATATTATTGACCATCGCCCTTGCCGAAGCGTTGCAAATATCCTGGATGTCGCTGAATAGTTCCGGTAGGGCGTTTCCCCATATAGATTCGGCGACCCGTTCGAAAGAATCGTAGTAATAGCCTCGATCTCCAAGGGGATGAGGACTCAGAACCGCTCTGATTGTATGGGGACCGATTTGCCAAAGATTTACTTCATAGTCTTTTTCCGAATCGGGAATATCTTCGGCGCTCATGCCCCAAACGAGAAGAAGCTGGCCTCGAACGGCTCCTGTAAATTCTATTGCGTCTATGGTGCCTTGCGGGTCTTGCTGCTCGTAATATCTGTTTTCGAGTTCGGCCCTGTCTTGGTCTATTCCGAGCCATTCGGATGAATAGGTATTCCCATATTGCTCAAGCACCGCTCTTATTTCAGACTCGGAATATCCATCAACTCCGATCAAAAGTTGAAGTTGCGCTCTTGTGAGTCTGTGCCTTTGGCAAACGTAACCATCGCCATCGTTAAGCGTTCTGGCGGAAGGAGATGGGTATATATCGAAAGGGGATACCCTATCATATTCAGTCTTTAATTCTTCAACGACTCTCGGGACATTTTGCTGTCCTCCGAACGGCTGGTCCCAAACCAAACTTTTCCTGCGACGAATTACCGGCCCCTTGAGAAACGCTGTCGGGAAAGTCACAAAATCGCTTACGATTTGATCGAGAACCGGATAAAATTTCCCTTCGACAAGCCTTGATTCGATTTCCGCATCCATTCGCTCGCAGTATTCTCTGGCCTTGTCCCGCATGAATTTAAGCGTTCGGTCGCGCATTTCCTCAGTAGCCGAACCAAGAGCCTTTTGGGCTTCATCCGGATCGAGCGCGCCCATCTGCACGGCCTTAACGGCTTGTTCAACCGCCATCTGCTTGATATGAACATCAACATCCGGAGGAAGATGCGGAATGGGTGTTGGCTCAATATGCCAGGGCTTCTCGCCACTCGGGAGAATAACGTCCCTTATCCATGCTTCAGCCGCACGACATTTAACGGAAGTAAGCATGATCCATATTTCGCTTCCGCCTTGGTTTCGTATCTGTTCCAGCTTATCGGGTGTGTAAATTCCTTTCCTTTGGCGAAGACAGTTGAGCATCCTCTGTTCGATTATGACCTTGGCGTCTCTTGCCGCCTGCCAGCATTTCTGAACGTATCCGGCGAGTCCGGTTATTGCGCTCTCGTTTTGTCTTCTTTTTTCTTCCTCCGCCTCTTGAGCTTCCCGGTTTTCACGTGCCATGATTTCCGAATTGGATACTACTCGGAGAAGTCCATCTTGCTCGTAGGGAGTCATCGGCATGATATTTTAAGTCCAACCCTTTGAGGATTTTTTCTTTATTTCGCGCCTGCCAGCCCTGTCGAGTCCTGCTGTAAAAAGTCGGGTAGCCGGATATTGGAGCGCATCGTGGATGTGCGAGTACATATTTTTCTCAGGTTCGGTATTGTACATGCCGGTACTTCCGATTTCAGGAAAGTTATACCCTCCATCGAATCCGGCTATGAGTTCCACGCAAGACGGATCGATCAATAATTTTGGCTCGCCCATTATCGTTTCACGCAAAGCCTGTGCTACCGATTCGCGCCTCACCTTGAAGATTTGAATACCCGTTTCGATCTGGATACCGCACTTGAGATTAAGATATTGTGCCGGAGACATTTTCATTGAGTCGCGGGTCTTTCCTGCGGGATCTCCGATATGCCTGTATTCTGTTTTTGCCGGGAGTTCCTGGCCGCACCAACCTTTCAACCCATTTCCAAACTTGACAATCTCTATATCGTCTCCGCAAAACTCTTTAAAAATCAGCCATTGGCCCAGGGTGTTTATAATCGTGAGGACCGCTGCGGGAGAAAGACCCGTGTTGTCCCATCCTACAATAACCCTGGTATTGGCTTTGCGTATGGATTCAATCACCAACGGCAAAAGAGAACTGTTTGCTACGTGAAACTTTCGAGAGAATTCAGGATAGACTTTCTTCCCGCCGAAGACGGAGAAGTCTATTTCCATTTCCTTTCGCCAGGCAGCACCTTCTTTACCGCCGGGATAGCCTTCCAGTTTCTTCTCAAGCCAGCCTTCTACGCGAGTATCCGGATCTGCGGAATAATGCACTCGGAGCACATTTATTCCATCAACGGTCTTCCAATACGTTACGCCTTCAGGCACTTCAACTTGCGGCTGCATCTTCTAATTTATCTTGAGTGGCGCGATTCGTTTTTTGCAAGCCGCAGGTCAAGCCAAACCAGCTAAGTTCCGCGCTGGATATGGCTATGATTTTTCTTGCCGCTGCTTTTGCTGCCGAATAGGACTTTTCCGCTTCGGGTTGGAACGCCGCTTCATCCAGAAATACTACCGAAGGAGTATAAGATCGGATTATGTCTCCGCCTTGCGGTATTCCCCAAATCTTCGATGAATTGCTGAAATTGATAATCCCGTAGCTGTAAGTCGCCTTTTCATCTCTCATCCAGTCGGGCAGCATCGCTTCCATGAATGAGATTCTGGCCGCAAGAGGGTCTTTGTTATAAACAAGATTCGCGGCATCTTCCTCTTTTTTGGATTGTGCGAAATTCAATT